CCTTGAACCTGGAGGCCGTAAGACTTAAATTCTTTACCGATTACGGGGTACTGGCTAACCTTTTTGACGTGTATAGCGGTGATACGTTTGCTCTCCGGATCGGGATCGAACAAAGCCCGACGGTTCGCGAGCGTTACCGGCTCCGGTTCCTGAACAGTTACGGGACTTACGAAGTGTTTTCCCTGGAAGGCGAGGCAAGCGTAACTCCCAGCATGGATGAAGACGAAGACGCTGTTTTCCGGCGTTACGATGAAATTACCGATGATTATTATTCGGATCGCATACGGACGGAGATACAGGAAGCTGTAACGATTAAGACGGGATTCAAACGCCCGCAGGAAATACGTTTTCTTCTTGATCTGCTTTCCTCTGATGATGTTTACCTGGCAGGTTACGGCCGGGAAGAAATAAAAGTCATTCCTTCGGCGGAAGAGTTTTCTTACCGTGTCCGTCCGGACGCACCGCAGAACGTGACGTTAAAACTCATGTTTGCCGACAAAGAGTCCAACTGGACGGGAGAAATTACGGAAAGCGGCTACCGGAAACCGAGGGTTCATTCCAAAGAGTTTAGTAAACAATTTAATTAATGTATCTATATGGCAACACAGGAGTATATCGATGATCTTATTATAGTCATTGAAACCGCGGAGGACGCGGAAAGCGTTACTAACCAAATGGTGGCGGCGGTTCTTGGCTTCTTGAACGAACACCTGAAACTGGTTTCCCAGGGTAAGGAAGTCGAGGCGGAGGAAACCGCCCGCATTGCCGCCGATGCAGCATTACAGAAGGCTATAGACGCCGTTTCTTTACGTATCGACCGACTTGTCGGTAACAACGCTTCGCAGGCAATCGACAACTTTAACGAGATTCTTAATTTTCTGAACGGGCTTAAAGACAGTGATTCGCTTGCCGCATTGCTGGCTGATATTAACGCCCGTATCGGCAGTGAAGACGGTTCGGAGAGTGAAGACGGTTCCCTTTGGGGAAAACTGAAAAGTTTGTCCCAGGATATAACCAGTTGTTCCGATGACATAAGCACATTGCAGATAGACCGTGACAAAATGAAACAGGGGTTACAGGAAACGGACGGGCGTCTGTCTTCCACCTTTACCAATGTAAACAACCTTTTGAACGCCGGTACCGTTTATAGTGATCTGTCGGGGGTATTTGCAACATTGAAAACGGCGGGAAAGATTAACAATGTACGGAAAAACGGTGTAATCCTTTCTTTTCTTACTGCCGACGGCTGGGTGACGAAACAATTTAGAGGTAATCCGGACACGGATTTTGAAAATGTCGAAAAGTGGGAGGATTTCGGCAGCGGCGGTTCGGCCGGCGGGAATACTTATAACGTAACCGGTAACATACCACTTGCAGAAGGTTTCTATACTCTTGCTTCCGCCATTGCCGCGGTACCGGAAAAACAACGCGGCCGGGGGCGTGTTATCACCTTTGAAACATCGCTCGGTAAATGGGAGACGTGGCAATTTACCGGAACCGATCCGGCTGTCTGGGATCAGGAGGCGAGCTGGGAAGAGTTCGGCGGCAAAGGAACGGTAAAGAGTGTAACGGTAAACGGCGAGAAGCAGACGCCGGACGCGGCCGGTAATGTGAATGTAAACGTGGATATCCTGGAAGTGGACGAAACTTTGTCCTTAGATTCCACCAATCCGGTAGAAAACAAGGTTGTAACCGCCCGTTTTAACGAGGTGGACGCTTCCACGCTGTTTAATGTAAATGCGGAAGTAAGCGAGGATGAAACATCCGTCCGTCTGTCTTTCCAGAACAAAAGCGGCGCGGAAATTACCGCCGTGGATATCCCGGCCGGTTCCGGTGGAGGTTCCGGCGAAACGGTGGCTACTAAAATTGCCTTAAATGCGGCTGTAGATAATGCGATCATAAAAGAAGGCGGAAACGCCCGTCTTACTTATACGTACGATCACCAATACACCACGGGGGACGAAAAGGGGGAATCTACCGGGCAAAAGGCAGATATCACCGTTACGATCAGGCGTGGAACGACTACCATGTATTCCCAGACGGTCAGCGATGTTTCTAAAGGCAGTTACGAACTGGACCTTTCAAGTTACTTGCTTGTTGGGAATACCGATATTTACGTAGTGGCAACCACAACCGATCCGACTACCGGCAAGAAACAAACCCGGCAGGCGTTTACATCCGTAAAGGTTGTTAGTCTTTCCCTTACCAGCTCTTACAATCTGGCCGGGGCTATAGCCACAGGCGGTTATACTCTGGCCGACACGATTAATATTCCTTATGCTGTCAACGGTGCCGGAACAAAGGTCGTCACACTTTATCTGAACGGTCAGCAACAGAACGCGCACACTATTACAAGATCAGGAACGACAAACGGCAGTTTCAGTTTGTCCCCCTCTTCGCTTGTGACCGGCCGGAATACCGTTCAAATGGTTGCCGAAATGGAGGCTTCCGCCGATCTCGTGTTAAAGTCTGAAAGTATCTACATTGATATCCTGAAATCCGGAGGATCGGCACCGTTCATCGGCACGATGATAAGTTTTCCGGACGGCCGTATTTTTACGGAGGATCATCTTGTTCCGCGCCTGGAAGCGGGGCAGTACGAACAGGTGAAATTTAACTTTGTGGCTTATGATCCCGCCGCGACGCCGGCCAAAGTGGACGTTTACCGGGACGGGGTGAAAACGCAGTCTGTCAGTGTGGCCCGTACTACGCAGACATATACCAACCGTTTTACGGAACAGGGTGAAATCAATATGAAATTTAAGACGGGAGCCACGGAATACCCGTTTTATATCGACGTGACGGAAAGCGGCATCGACTTGCAAGAAACTACTGCCGGGCTTGTACTGAAACTTTCGGCAGCCGGGCGGAGTAACAGTGAATCCGATCCGGGAGCCTGGGATTATGGCGACATACATACAACGTTTGCGGGTTTCGACTGGAACAGCAACGGCTGGACGGGTGACGCCCTGAAACTTACAGGAGGCGCGAAGATTGAAATCGGGTACCAGCCGTTCTCCACAGATGCAACCACTACCGGGGCTACCTATGAAATGGAAATTCTTTGTTCGTCGGTAACGGACCGGCAGGGGGTAATACTGGACTGTATGGCCGGCGATATCGGTTTCCAAATGACAACGGAGCAGGCCCTTATGCGTGTTTCTGGCGGTACGGAAGTAAGTACAAAGTTTGCAAGTGATATGAACCTGAAAATAGCCTTTATTGTCGGGTCCAAGGCTGGCAAACGGTTGCTGGAACTTTATGTAAACGGAATCCGTTGCGGGGCTGTACAGTATGGGGCTACCGAAGGACTACTGCAGGCGGAACCGGTGAACATCCGTTTATTCAGTGATACGGCGGATGTGGAGATCAGGAATTTCCGTATTTATAACCGTGCGCTTACGGATGATGAAGAACTGAACAATTACATGGTAGACCGGACTACGTCGGACGAAATGGTCCTGTTATTTGAAAAGAACGATGTTACGGGGGACAACGGTACGGATATAGACATAGACAAGCTACGCGCCCAAGGAAAGGCGGTTATGCGAATTGTCGGCGATGTGAACCTTGTCAACGCCACCAATAACAAGAAATTCGAGGTCCCGGTCGATATCTATTTTTATAGCCCGTACGGTAAGGAATATGACTTTGTAGCAAGGAATGTCGGTCTAAGAATACAAGGTACATCATCCACCACTTATCCGCGTAAGAATTACCGTCTTTATTTCTTGCGCTTGGAGAAATACGGTACCACGCTGGAAGTTAACGGCGTGGATGTGCCGTCTCTTGAATACAGTTTCAAACCGGGAGCACGGCCGATCAGTATATTCTGTTTGAAAGCGGACTTTTCCGATTCTTCCGGTACACATAATACCGGTGCGGTGCGTATTGTGAATGACATTTGGAAGAAGTGCGGGTGGTTGACGCCGCCGCAGGCTGCATATAAGGGGGAATATGACGTACGTATAGGTGTAGACGGTTTCCCTATGGACCTGTTTTATGATAACGACGGCACCGGTACGAATACTTATCTGGGAAAATACAATTTCAATAATGAGAAGTCGGAAAGTGCGATCATTTACGGTTTTGAAGGAATTGAAGGATTCAACGACGAAGCGTCCCTGAACGGGCAGCGTAACAAATGTATTTGTCTGGAGTTCCTGAATAACTCCGAGGCCCTTTGTTTGTTCGGGACTACCGACATGTCTTCTTTTGATGATGCGCTGGAATTTCGTTTCAAAGCAGATACTACCTGGGCGGATGCACACGAGGACGACAAGGCGGCAGTTATAAGACTTTGGAACTGGGTAGATTCATGTAAAGGTAATCCCGCCAAGTTCCTGGCGGAATATAACCAGTATTTCGGTAATGACAGCCCGTTTGCATGGTATCTGATTACCGATTACTTTATGGCCGTGGATAACCGGGCAAAAAATATGATGCTGGCGACCTGGGACGGCCTGATCTGGTATTTCCTTCCTTACGATATGGACACGTTGTTCGGTGTGCGTAATGATTCGGTACTGAAATACGAATATACCATTACCCACGCAAGTTTTGACGATAGTATCGGTAGTTATGCTTTTGCCGGCCATGATTCCGTTTTATGGGAACTGGTACGATCTTGTCCGGACAAATTACGTGAAGTGGCGGAAACCTTGCGTAGTAATATGAGCCTTGAATATGTCCTGCAAGTATTTAACGAGGAGCAAATGGGTAACTGGTGCGAGCGGATTTATAACAAGGATTCGGAGTATAAATATATCCTTCCGCTTACCGAAGGTGTGACAACCAGCAGCGGAACCAGTTATTATAATTATCTGTATGCCTTGCAGGGCAGCCGTTACGCGCACCGTACTTATACCATTCAGAACCGTTTCGCCCTTCTGGATAGTCAGTACGTGGCCGGTACTTATCGTCGTGACAGCTTCGCGGCTTATTTCGGGTATAAGTTCGGAAACGATAACCGGAAAGTTCGGATTACAGCCTCCGAACGGTATTATTACGGGTACGGGTACACGTCCGGAACACCGCACCAAAGCGCGGTACTTGCAGAAACGGCCGGTAGTGTGGTGGAACTGACAATGGACACGGATTTGATTGTAAACGATCCGCAATATTTCTACGGTGCAAGCCGTATTCGCGGGCTTGATCTGACGGATGTAAGCCACGCCATTGTCGGCACATTGAACCTGAATAACTGTACGGCCTTGCGTGATCTGAATATTAGTTGTGAGGCCGGACAAACGACACTTAACGCCCTTCTGGTGGGTAATTGCCGTAATCTTCGAAAACTCGACATATCCGGGCTTAAATCCTCTTCCTTTACCGGTATGGACCTTTCAAGCAATGCTAAACTTGAGACCTTCCTGGCCGGTGATACATCCCTTACCGGTGTGACATTCGCCGGCGGTGCGCCTCTGGCCGTTTGCGTCCTTCCCGCAACTTTGCAGACGCTGGAACTCCGGTACCTGAACAAACTAACCAATGCTGGGCTGCAGCTGGAAGGCACGGCAAATATCACGCGCCTTGTGATTGATAACTGTAGCCTGATCGACTGGAACACGTTGTTACAGCAATGCAGCGCGACCAGCTATCTACGAATTACCGGTATAGATATAGACGGGAACGGTAATTTGCTTCGCAGGCTTATGACAATGGGCGGCGTTGATGAAGACGGGGGAAACGTGCAGACGTGCCGCCTGGTAGGTACGTACCGGCTCACCCAGTCCATGTCGGATGAAGAGTACGCCGCCACCTGTGCACATTTCCCGGAACTGAATATCATTCAGCCGCAGTTTGTCGGTATAAAAATAGATCAGACGGTAGGAGACGGGGAAAAGATTACGAATCTGGATAACTCAACCGGATATGACTATAATACGGAATTTACCCCGTCTTCCCATATCCTGGAAGTGTTGGCGAAAAGGCCTTGCGTTCTGGCCAAAAAGACGGCGGAGGGTGAAATGACCTGTTATCCGCTTCATGATGAGAACCGGAACAAATACGCCGATAGTGAGAATGTGGAGAACGCCACGGATGCAGTATTAACCGGATCGGAAGGCGAAGTTTACGTATATGAACCTCATTACTGGTACAAGGGAGTAACGGACGTGCTGAATCAATGTCTTTACGGTTTTATTTCAAGTAATGAGGATGCGCCGGCAGCGGCAGGGTACACCAGTGTAAAATTTACCCGTGAAGAGCTGGACGTAACGGAAGGGATCGGGATTCGTAAGAATACGGATTACACGACCATTGAAGAGGCAAAGAACGAATACGAATCCGGATCGTTCGCCCTGGTGGATGTTCGGGATTACAAGCAGGTTCGTTTTCCCGGTCTGGCTTCCACTCTTTACGGGGCTGTATTTATAGATGATACGGGCAAAATAGTAAGTCGGGTCAGCGTTTCAAACGCGAACGGTTTTATCAATGGTATGTACTTGTTTTGTGCCGTTCCTGTAGGGGCAACGAAACTGGCCTTTACCTTCCTTAATTCGGCGACATTCGATTTCGTTTTACTCACAACGTCGGAAAGTGTAGAAGCGATCGAGCCGGACTGGGTAGAGCATACGGAATGCCTGGGCGGTGCTTATGAAGCCTACTTGATTGATGATGTGTTGCGTTCTGTCAGTGGTGTTTCAAGTGTAGGAACCATTTCACAAGCCCAGGCAATCAAATACGCCCAGAACCGGGGCAAAGGTTTCCAGCTGTTTGACTGGGAAATGCACAAGGACGTGGGTAATCTGCATTTCTTTAAATACGGTAATACCGATTCGCAGGGAGTTTGCGGATATGGAACAAACAATTACCAGAAAGTGACGGGCCTTACAAATGCGTTGGGAATACGTGATACGGTTTCTTATTATAAAGAAAAGGGCGGTTCCAATCCACAGGCGGAAGGTGCTTACCGGGACGGTGTAAATTATCAGTCCGTCAATGTACTGGGATATGAAAATTTCCAGGGAAACAAGGCGGAATGGTTGCAGTATGTCACGGTAAACAAGACAGCAGCGGACGGAAGGTGGTTTATTACCATGCCGGACGGAACGGAACGCGTTGTACAGGGAATTACTGTTTATAATGCGGATATTTATCCTACCCACATGGTTTGGGGCCGGTATATGGATTTGATTGCAGCCAAAGAAGGCGGTTCCACTTCTTCACATTGGTTCGACAGGTTCTATGTAGGTACCGGGCTTTCTCGTGTGGTGTATCGGTCGTACAGCAACGCGTTCGCGTTGGGCGGTGTTTCGTGTGCGTCCGCGAATTACGATTCATCGGGCACGCTTGCGAACATCGGCGTTCGGCTTGCCTTCAGGGGCATAATACGCTGGGCGGGTAGCGTCGCGGCCTTTAAAGCCATAAATCAGGCTGATTAAAATAAAAAAATAGCAACGTAAAACGTTGTGCGGGTAGCGCGGGCGTCCGGAAGTAAGACGGGTGCCGGTGCTTCCTGAAAGTACAAAGGCGGATTTCCTCATATACACTCGTGTGGTGTATCGGTCGAACAACAACGCGAACGCGTTAGGCGGTGTTTCGTATGCGAACGCGAATAACGATTCATCGAACACGAATGCGAACATCGGCGTTCGGCTTGCAAACAATTAGAATAAAGAAAAAGCGCATAAGCCTTAAAGATTGGCGTACAACAGTGGGGACGTGTCCCCGACGTGGAGCCAAGAGGAATGAGCCTCGCCAACAGCAGCCGTTTACGGCTGGAAAGGGGAAAAACAAAGCGCAGGGCAATGGGGTTTGGTAGGAACTTTTTTCGAAGAAGCCCGGCCCGGGGAATTGAAGGCTAATTTAATTATCATGTGGAGAGAAGATAATATTATAGAAGAGATTGTCGAGGACTCCAATATAGAGGACGCCATAAAAACGGTATTGCGCAAAAGAAGACGAAAGCGCAGCTTTGCCGGGCGTAGAATACTGGCGGATGTTCCGAAGGCGGTAGAGAGGATCAGGCAGCGGATCAGGAGTGGGCGGTTCAAGCTCGGAGGATATCGGGAAATGACCGTAGACGACGGGCCGAAGGTAAGGATCGTACAATCGGTTTCCCTGGAAGACAGGATCGTTCTTAACGCTGTTATGAATGTGGTGGACCGGCATTTGAAAGTACGTTTTATCCGGACTACTTCCGCATCCATTAAAAACAGGGGTACGCATGACCTTTTACAGTATATCGTTAAAGATATAAAAGCTGATCCCGAAGGAACCCTGTTCGGGTACCAGTTCGATATAACGAAATTCTATGAGAGCGTAGACCAGGACGTTTTGCTGGATGCAGTGAAAAAGATGTTCAAGGATAAAATATTGATCGGAATCCTGGAAGAGTGCATCCGCATGATGCCTAAAGGCGTGAGTATCGGACTAAGATCATCGCAGGGGCTTTGTAATTTGCTTCTGTCTATTTATCTGGATCACCGGTTAAAGGATCAGGAGGCAGTAGCACACTATTACCGGTATTGTGACGACGGTCTGGTGCTTTCTGGTAGCAAGAAATACCTTTGGAAGGTTAGGGATATCATTCATGAACAGGCCCGTAAAGCCCGCCTGGAGATTAAAAGTAATGATACCGTTTTCCCGATTACCGAAGGTATCGACTTTCTGGGATATGTAACCCGCCCGGATCATGTGCGGTTAAGGAAGCGTAACAAACAAAAGTTCGCCCGCAAGATGCACAAGGTTAAAAGCAAGAAACGTAGGCAGGAGTTAACCGCTTCATTTTACGGGCTTACAAAACATGCTGATTGCAAGAACTTATTTTATAAACTAACAGGAAAGAAAATGAAAAAATTAAAAGATTTGGGCTACAAGTACAAGCCTAAAGACGGACGGAAACGATTTACCGGGGCAAGGATCAAGTCGCCCGAACTGATGAACAAGGATGTGATCGTACTTGATTATGAAAAGGATGTTCCGACGAAAAACGGAAACCGGACTGTTATAAAGCTGGAACTCGACGGCAAGGAGAGAAAGTATTTTACCAGCCTGGAGGAAACCCTTTTCATTTGTGAATCAGCGGCAAGAGACGGAGAACTGCCTTTTGAAGCACATTGCGAAGGTGAAGTAAGTGAAAAAGGATTGATAATTATACATTTTACTTGAAATGATACGAATTTATGCAGACAGCAAGGCGGAACCGGTAAGATGCACCAACCGCCGCCGGGGAATCTGGCGTATTACGTGGGATTACCAGGAAACAGAGACAGCAGAAGGAGTGCAACGCAGTTACATGGAAGAGACGTTCGATCATCTACCCGCACTGGCAGAAATCAAGGCGGTTATTAATGAATGGTATAACCGAAAGATAACTGACACGATCGAAAGCGGGTACGTATGGAACGGCCTGAAAGTCTGGCTTTCCATGGAGAACCAGATGAATTATAAGACGGCGTACGATCTTGCCTTGCAGACAGGCGGGGAAAACCTTCCTGTTACTTTCAAGCTCGGGGAAGAAGACAACCCGACGTTTTACGAGTTTGCAAGTATGCAGCAACTACAAGAGTTTTACACCGGTGCCGTGAAACATATACAGGAGACACAAAAGGAAGGCTGGGAACTTAAAAAGGCGATAGACTGGAGTGTTTATACGTTGGAGTAGAAAAGCGAAAGGGGGAAGCGGGAAACACGTTTCCCCTGATTTAAAAAAGTCCTTCAAAATGTTTTGTCTCTTCATGTACTGGCAACGCTTCTCCTTTTAGATATTTATTTGTGGTAGAAATATCCGAATGTCTTGCTTGATCGCGTGCAATAACAATCCCGGCTGAATTTGCCAAATCGCGAATACCGGTATCTTTTAGGGAATAAAACTGGTAGGAGTCAGGGAATTTAAGTAACGTACGTACTTTATTGAAATAAGTCCTGTAAGTGCGTGGTGTCGATTTCTCTTTTGAGGGTTTGAAATCTTTCCCGAATAAGTAACAATCATTGCTATAATTGAATATTTTAAGTTCGAGCATAGATTTTATTAAGATATCGTTTAATCCTACCATACCGTCTTTGCGGTTTTTAGATATACTTGAAGGGATAAATACTTTTTGATCCTTAATATAGATATCGGATAATTGAATATTTGACAGCTCATCTGGACGAATAAGGGTATAATATGCAAACTGGCAAAGTAGGAGAAAGTACGGATTATTTTTTTCTAAATATGTTCTAAGCTTCTGTAGATCATTGGCGGACAATGCGTCCCGTTTCTTTTTGTCTTCCGACAATGATTTGATATTCTCTACGGGGTTTTTGTCTATATACTGTTTTTCTAATAACCAGCTGCCAAAAGATGATAACCAGGTTCGATAATTATTCCTTGTGCGAGCTGATGAATCACGATCAATAAGAATATAATCCAAGAAATCACTTGCATAAGTCTTATCAAACTGATAAATATATATTATAGGATTGAAACGCTTTTTGTTGTATTCTGATAACACCCTAATTCTTTTTTTATAGTCTGCAAAGGTACTTTCTTTAAACACTTTGGACTTATGGAATTTAATTAGATATTTATTGTATAATTCCACAACATCATCGAACAATGTATATTGGCGGGAATTTGAAGTATCTGCCCATGGATTCCAACCAGATAAGAGTTGCCGACTTATATTAGCAATTAATTCCGTAGCCCTCTTTTTCCGGACACTAATTTTATCTATGCTATCCAGCATATATTTTTTTCGTTTCATTTTTTGTTCCAAAGGATCATAAGCTTTGAAATCAATATACCAATTTTTCCCGGTGTGAAGTTTGGGCAAAGTGTAGGGTATTATACTATTTAATGAGGCACCCCGTCTTTTAGTTGAACACATTTTTTTCTACGTTTTTGTAAACAGAAACGTAGTACAATTAAACATTCATATTAAATAAAGTGTCCGGTACTTGTCCGACCTATAAACGGAAAATAGCCGTAAGTTATTAACTTACAGCTATTTGACCTTGCACGGGAGGAGAGGCTCGAACTCCCGACACCCGGTTTTGGAGACCGGTGCTCTACCAACTGAGCTACTCCCGTGTTTGCGGCTGCAAAGGTAGTATAAACTTCCGAACCAGCAAATATTAGGGTAAATAAATTTCCAATTATTTTAATTTTTCCCATTCATCGGGCTTAAAACCTACCAGAACGAAACTGTCTGTCACTACTAACGGGCGTTTCACCAGCTTACCGTTTGTTGCCAGCAATGCGATTTGTTCTTCCTCAGTCATGGAAGGCAGCTTTTCGCTCAGTTTCAGCTCTTTATATACCAAACCACTTGTGTTGAAGAATTTCTTTATTGGCAATCCACTTCGTGGAATCCATGCTTTCAACTCTTCCACCGTAGGGTTATCTTCCACAATGAGCCGGTTAGTGTACTCAATGTTATTTTCGATTAGCCATTTCTTAGCTTTCTGGCATGTACTGCACGCCGGATATTGCAAAAATAAAGGTGTCATACTATATACTATTTATCGATTAATATCTAATACTTATTACTTAATACCTATTACTTAAATTACCATCTGCAAATCCTGATACATAATCCGATAGGCGGCGGCTTTTTTATCTAATGCAAGCGGGTACGCCCGTGAGGAAGAAGGCATCCGGTAGAGTCTCATCGCCCGTCCTTCAAACACAAATTCGGCATAGTCTCCTACTTTCGGTTCTTCCACTTCCAGTTGTGCACGGAGCGTATCCGTTGCCTTCTGTCCGGTGGTGACGATCGCTCTGCATTCGGGCAGTTGGCGGAGTAATGCAGCAATGTCCGTCGGTTGCACCACTTCCAGAAATTTGTCCGAAGCGTTATCCTGCAAACGCCGGATAGATGAGGCTGTATCGAACAGGGCGATTCCTTTTTCATTCAGGAAGTCAATAATCTGTTCCCGGCAGAATGCTTTCCGCGTATCGTTCAGAAAGTGATCTTTGTCTCCGAAAAACAAGAGTCCGACAATGCGCCACATATCATTGTTCAGGTTCGGATAATAAAAATCCATCGACCACCGTTTTCTTTGTGGCGGAAAACTTCCCAGCATCAGCAACTTTGCTTTTGGTGGGAGAAAGGGTTTTAAAGGATGTTTTTCGATTTCAATCTCCATATTGATGTAATTTCCTACAAAAATAACGAATCTATTCTTTTCCTTCAAAATAGTTGCGGAAAAAAACAAATTTAAAAATATTTGGCTATTTTTGCACGGAGATGGTGAAAAACAACTTATTGAAATGCTGTTGAAAACAAGAATAATTATAAGTTGCTGTTTTATAAGCTTGTTATCTTTCTTTGAAGAAGATTGTTATGCTTCACGGCCGGGGTCGAAAGAATGTGTGAAAGTCTCCTCTGCCAGTTTTACGGTAAGGGGGCGGGTCATCGATACCTATGGTGAACCACTTATCGGAGCGACAATCAGAGAGAAAGGCGGAGCGAATGGAACAGTGACAGATGTGGAGGGGAATTTCTTTTTATTCGTTCCGGATAGTGCTGTTCTGCAAATTTCTTTCGTAGGTTACGAGTCTCAGGAAGTCAGTGTAAAGGGTAGGTCAATGCTTGAAGTATGTCTGAAAGAAAATATTCTGCTGCTTGACCACGTGATTGTAACTGCTTTGGGACTTGAAAAGAAAGAATCCTCTTTGGCTTATGCCGTGCAAAAGGTGAGGGGAGAAGAACTGAATCGTGTGAAAGAAGTGAATATGATCACGGCTTTGGCAGGAAAGGCAGCCGGTGTACAGGTCAGCAAGAACTCTTCCGGCATGGGCGGATCGGCGAAAGTCAGTATCCGTGGGGTGCGGTCGGTGGCCGGTGATAATCAGCCTCTGTATGTGATAGATGGTGTCCCCATGCTAAATTCTACTTCGGAACAGGCTTATTCGGCTATCGGCGGTACGGCAAATGCCGGCAACAGGGACGGAGGCGACGGCATCTCGAATCTGAATCCGGAGGACGTGGAAAGTATCAGCATCCTGAAAGGAGCTCCTGCCGCAGCCCTGTATGGTAGCCAGGCGGCCAACGGAGTCATTCTTATTACTACAAAGAAAGGAAATACCGTAGGACGGAGGGATATTCATTTCTCTACCGGACTGACTTTTGAAAAGGCTTTTTCTCTGCCTGAAATGCAGAACAGCTACGGAGTAAGTGATGTAACAGACAGTTGGGGAGAAAAAGAAAATCTGACGGTTTACGATAATTTGGGTGACTTTTTCCGTACCGGACTGACGTCGATCACTTCTGTATCCGTCAACTCAGGAAATGACAAGCTACAAACATATTTCTCCTATGCCAACACCACCGGTCGCGGTATTCTGAATGAAAATAAACTCTCCAAACACAATATCAATCTGAGAGAGACCGCCGTCCTCTTCAACAGCAGGCTGAAACTGGACGGTAACGTGAATGTCATGAAGCAGACGGTGAAGAATAAACCCGTATCGGGAGGCTTTTATATGAATCCGCTGGTAGGGCTCTACCGTTTTCCTCGTGGCGAGGGCTTGTCTTATTATAAGGAGAACTATGAACGTTATGACGAGGACAGAAAGCTGAATACACAAAACTGGCATACTTTTACCGAAGACTTTGAACAGAATCCGTATTGGATACAAAACCGCATACAGAGTAAGGATGCACGTATCCGCCTGCTCCTTTCCCTTTCTGCCAATTTGAAAGTCACTGATTGGCTGACACTTCAGGCTCGTGGCAATCTGGATCACTCAGCCGATAAACTGCGTCAGAAATTTTATGCCTCCACCGCTACGGCACTCTGTGGGATGAACGGGCGCTATATTGAAATGGATTATCAGGAAACGCAGATGTACGGAGACGTGATGGCGATGGTCAAGAAGCAACTGAATGACTTCACATTGGACGTAGCCATTGGCGGCAGTATCAATGACAGAATCACTAACTCCACTCGCATTGATTCGAAGAATGCTTCGTTGAAATATGCCAATGTGTTCAATCTTGCCAATATCGTGATGAGCAGTTCTGCCAGTATCGATCAGAAAATAGATGCCCATTACCAACTGCAATCGGTCTTTGCGACGGCACAGATTGGCTATAAAGAAGGAGTCTTCCTTGACCTGACCGCACGTAACGACTGGTCGTCTACGCTGGCTTACACGAAATATGAGAAGAAAGGATTCTTTTATCCTTCCGTCGGTGTCTCTTTCCTTCCGGATAAGTGGGTAAAGATGCCCGAATGGGTTTCGTTCTCGAAGTTGCGCGGTGCTTATAGTATCGTAGGCAACGGGGTGCCTCCTTTTATCACTTACCCTGTTTCGTATGTGACTGCCGGTGGAGAGATACTGGCAAGCGATGCGGCCCCTT